AGCAAGGACAGCATTGGGAATCATGTCAGTACACGCTGACTGCCCACTGCACCTTGAGGAAGACTTAAACCCTGAAGTAGCATTTCCCATTTGGGAGGAGACTCTTGGCACAGGCAGGTACTACTTGTTTGACCATTGGGGCAGCACCAGTGAGGACAATCTGTTGGCTAGGGTCAGGTACATGGCTAAGGCACTGGACTGCAAGTGGATCATCCTAGACCACCTTTCCATCGTAGTATCCGCACAGGATAATGGCGATGAACGCAAGGCTATCGACGCTATTATGACCAAGCTAAGGTCACTGGTGCAGGAGCTAGGCGTAGGCTTGTTCCTTGTGTCACACCTAAAGCGTACCCAAGGCAAAGCGCATGAGGATGGTGGGCAGATTAGCCTAAGTGAATTAAGAGGTTCACAGGCTATCGCTCAGTTGTCTGATATGGTGATAGGCTTGGAGCGTGACCAGCAAGACGATAACCCTGAGAGACGTAACACTACTACAGTGCGTGTGCTCAAGAATCGTTACTCAGGTTTGACAGGGGCATGTTGTTACCTAAAGTACGATAACTTTACTGGTAGAATGTCAGAGACTAGCAAGCCAAAGGAGGATGCAGTCAATGAGCTATAAGCCCATGTTCCTTGACATAGAAACTAATGGACTTGATCCTGATACCATCTGGGTAGCAGTGACCATGCAGGACGGTGAGATACAGGAGCACTATGACCGTGACAGCCTCTCTCAGGCTCTCTCAGGAGACTTCACGGTAGTAGGGCATAACCTGATAGGCTTTGACCTACCAGTGCTGGACAAGTTATGGGGCATCACAGTGGATAAGCGTAGAGTCAGGGACACTTTAGTGTTATCAAGACTTGGCAATCCGCAGCGCGAAGGTGGCCATAAGTTAGCTAACTGGGGCGGTAAAGGTGCCCATGATGATTGGTCATGCCTGTCAAGAGAGATGGTGGACTACTGTGTGCAGGATGTCCATGTGACAGCCAAGGCATACAACAAGCTAAAGCTAGAGCTACGTAAGTTCAAGCAAGAGTCTATTGACCTTGAGCATGAAGTACAGTGGATTATTCAGGAGCAGATAAGCAATGGATGGCTACTGGACTTACGACATGCTATGGACTTACTGGCTACCTTGAAAGAGCGCAAGCTAATAGTGGAGGACGAAGTACACAAGGTATTCAAGCCTAAGTGGGTGGACGTTAAACAGGTAGTGCCAAAGACCAAGAAGGACGGCAGCTTGTCTAAAGTGGGACTTACTGATGAAGAATACCAGAAGGTACAGAAGTCAGGAGATAGGACTCCCTTTGTGCGTAAAGCCTTGAGGCCATTTAACCTCGGCTCTCGGCAGCAGATAGGCGAGTACCTAATTGACTTTGGATGGAAGCCTTGCAAGCACACACCAACAGGTCAGCCTATAGTAGATGAAGCAGTACTGTCTACGGTCAAGGACATACCACAGGCAGCGTTGATCGCTGAGTACCTGATGTTACAAAAACGTGTAGCACAGGTTCAATCATGGGTAGATGGAGCTGACCCAGAGACAGATAGAGTTCATGGATATGTGAACACCAATGGTGCCGTCACTGGACGCATGACACACTCTAAACCTAATCTAGCTCAAGTACCGGCAGGATACTCCCCGTATGGCAAAGAATGCCGACAGTGTTGGACTGCCAGAACTGGGTATAAACTTGTAGGGTTTGATGCCAGCGGATTAGAGCTACGCATGTTGGCCCATTATATGGACGATAAGGAGTATACAAATGAAGTCATTGGAGGAGACATCCATACAGCTAACCAGCGCCTTGCGGGGCTTGAATCAAGAGATCAGGCTAAGACTTTCATCTATGCACTCTTGTACGGAGCGGGAGACTCTAAACTTGGCACAGTGGCAGGAGGAGGCGCAAAAGATGGCAGAGTGCTTAGAGAACGATTTATGTGTAATCTCCCAGCATTTGCATCTCTTAAAGGACGAGTTGCACAAAAGGCAGCATGCGGTAGGCTCGATGGACTAGATGGTAGGCAGTTACATATCAGGTCAGAACATGCAGCCTTAAATACCCTACTCCAAAGTGCGGGTGCAATTGTAATGAAAAAAGCCTTGTGCTTGTTACAAGAGTATGCTATACTATGGGGGTTAGATTATTACTTTGTAGGAAATATCCATGATGAAGTACAAGCAGAAGTTAGAGCAGACCAAGCAGACAAGTACGGAAGACTCGCAGTCTCCTGCTTGGAAGCAGCAGGAATTGAACTTGGACTCAACTGTAAGCTCACAGGAGAGTACAAGGTTGGAAGCAGTTGGGCAGACACACACTAAAGATTGTATAAGGTGCGGAGTAGCCTTACAGATTGAAGTAAACTGGATAAGCAGTATGGCTATCCGACGTAAATATCTTTGTAATGATTGCAGATTAGACTGGAATAAAACTAGAATGTATGTCAATGGTAAATACATATCATTCAAACACCCCTTGTACAAGCCGGGAAAATACAAGTCCTTTGGTGACGCAGCCTTTGAGTCTTTAGACAACTACAAGACTGCAAAGCAAGGACAAGTGTACATCCTGTACAGTCCTGCTTACCCTAGCTGGGTTAAGATAGGTATGGCAGTAGACGCAGAGGACAGGCTAAAGCAGTTTCAGACAGGTAGCCCATACAGGGACTACATCTTGATAAAGGCTTATGACACTGATGACAGGCGTAAAGCAGAGAGTGAGATACATGAGCTACTAAGGAAAACTCATGGCAATAAAAACGAATGGTTTGTAATTGCTGCACCAGTAGCTAAAGAAATACTAGATGGATACTTTGATGAAAACAACTAACACACTAATAGATGACATATATGATCTTGTAAAGTTCAAGTCTCCTGATCGCTCAGTGGACGCTGAACAAATCATAGATGATTTTGGTGAAGCATGTAAAGACCTTATGCGTAAAGAGTTTACCCAACGTGGTAGGTTTGATGCACGTAAGCTACGCATGTCCAACATTGGTAAGACCGACAGGTTCCTTTGGAACCACTACAACAATGTAGGGCCAAAGGAGAAGATGCAGCCACATACACTTGTGAAGTTTATGTACGGTCATTTGATTGAGGAGATGTTGCTATTGTTTGTACGTCTAGCAGGCCATACAGTGACACATGAGCAAGCGCAGGCAACTGTAGAAGGTATCTCAGGTAGCATGGACTGTAAGATTGATGGTATAGTTACTGACGTTAAGTCTGCCAGTACCTACGGCTTCAAGAAGTTCAAAGATGCTACACTTGCATTTGATGACCCCTTTGGGTACATAGATCAAATCAAAGGGTACGCTAGGTCTGAGGGTGAGACAAAGGTAGGCTGGCTGGCTATGGACAAAGCCAATGGTCACTTGACTTACCTAAAGTATGACCTAGAGGACGAGCAGGCTCCTGTCTATGAGGTTCTAAAGAAAGACATAGAAGAACGCATTATCTATGTTAAAGAAATGGTACAGAAAAGAGAACCGCCACCTTTATGCCATGATACAATTCCTGATGGAAAGTCCGGCAACAAGAAGCTGGCTATGGGCTGTTCCTATTGTCACTTTAAACATGCTTGTTATCCTGAACTACGTACCTTCCTGTACTCTACAGGGCCACGTTACTTGACGGAGGTGGCGAATGAGCCTAAAGTCCAAGAGATTACGTAAGCAAAGTATTTATAGGTCTGGCTTAGAAAAAAGATTTGCTAAGTCTGTACCTAAAAGTAGATACCTTTATGAGCCATATGATATACCATATGTGATGCACAGGAAGTACAAACCAGACTTTGTGGACAAGAAGACTGGAGACTATATTGAGACTAAGGGGTTCTTTAGGACAGGAGATACACAGAAGTACACTTCAATACGTGACAGTATCAACCCTATCAAGTTAATCTTTGTCCTGTCAGATCCTAACAAGAAGGTTAGGAAAGGCTCCAAGATTACTATGGGCCAGTGGTGCCATAAAGAAGGCTTTGAATTTTACACAGTGGACGAGTATGTAGATCATGTCACTAACAATGGATGAAGTCAGAGAACGCACCCTGTCTAGGTACGATGCCGAAGACTTGTTGGAAGCCTTGGATATAACTTCTGAGGAACTGCTGGACAGGTTTGAAGATAAATTTATTAATCGTTTAACCTTCTTTGAAGAAGCTGTGGACGATGACACAGAACAAGAGGATATAGAAGAAGAAAATGAGCATTGATAACATAACACCGGAGGAGTGGAACAAGATGGGGTTTAAGACTATTAAAGATGAAAGATCTAAAGCTCCTGTTGCTTCACCTGTAGATTATACTCAGGGCGGTGTTTATTATAATGGAGTTCTGTTAAAAGGTGAGCCTGCTGAGAAAAATATGGTAGAGAGCTACGACGCTGTAAACAACCCGGCACACTATAATACTGGATCTATAGAATGTATAGACGCTATGGAAGCTATGCTTTCAGAGGAAGAATTTATAGGCTACTTGCGGGGTAACTCCTTCAAGTACAGGTGGAGAATGAGACATAAAGAAAGTGCAGTTAAAGACTTACAGAAGGCACAGTGGTATGAGAGAAAGCTACAGAATATTATAGAAGGAACAGATAATGATAAGTAAAGTAGGCAAGCAGGACTACTTAGGGATAGAGATTGACTATAGTAGGGAGGATGATCTTGATACTTTTTCTACTGAAACACTAAAAGATAGATACCTATGGGGAGAAGAAACCCATGCCCAAGAAGCATTCGCAAGAGCCTCAGTCTATGGTGCAACATATCAAGGAAATACTGACTTCGATCTTGCACAGCGCCTTTATAATTACTCAAGTAAGGGCTGGTTCGGCTTTAGCACTCCTATACTTAGCAACGGGGGTACAACCCGTGGGCTACCTATTAGCTGCTTTCTCAATTATGTTCCTGATTCAAGGCGTGGCCTATCTAATCACTATGACGAGAACATATGGTTGGCAAGTGGGGGTGGAGGCTTGGGTGGATATTGGGGCGATGTTAGAAGTAATGGCGTTTCAACTTCTAACGGTAGTCAGTCTACTGGCTCTATCCCTTTCATGCACGTAGTTGACAGTCAGATGCTGGCGTTCAACCAAGGAGTAACAAGACGAGGATCATATGCGGCTTACATGGACATCAGCCATCCAGAGGTTGAAGAATTTATTGCCATGCGAAAGACTACTGGAGGTGATCTTAATAGAAAGTGTCTTAATCTACATAACGGTATCACTATTAACGATGACTTTCTCACAGCCATTAAAAATGATGCTCAGTGGCGTTTGATTGACCCTAAGTCTAAGCAGGCTATCAAGACTATCCCTGCTAGGGACTTGTGGTGGCAGCTAGTGCATACTAGAGCAGAGACAGGCGAACCCTACATTGTTAACCTAGACCGCTGTAACGAGGCTCTACCGCAGTCACAGAAGGACATAGGACTAGAAGTGCGCCAGAGTAACCTATGCTCTGAGATTACTTTACCGACCAGTGAGGAGCGTACAGCAGTGTGCTGCTTGTCTAGTGTTAATTTAGAATACTTTGATGAATGGAAGGATCACCCTATGTTCATTGCTGATCTAGTTACTATGCTAGACAACATCCTTGAACACTTTATTGATAACGCTGTACACGACCGTCCTTGTACAGAGGTTAGTACATTAGAGGAATTTGTTTCTTATGTTGAACAAAGTAAAGCAGGGTTTACAAAAGCCGCTTATAGTGCATATAGAGAACGCGCAATCGGCCTTGGAGCGATGGGCTTTCATAGCTACCTACAACGTAATAGCATTCCTTTTGAAGGCATGTACGCCTCCTCCTTCAATAACAGAGCTTTTAAACATATCAAAGAGCAGGCCAATGAAGCAAGTGAATTTCTTGGGAGGCTACGTGGCGAAGCACCTGATATGGCTGGTAGTGGTATGCGTAATTCTCACCTTCTTGCTATTGCTCCTAATGCCTCTAGTAGTATTATCTGCGGTGGAACTTCTCCTTCAATTGAGCCAACGAGGGCTAATGTTTTTACGCACAAAACTCTCACAGGGTCATACAAAGTAAAGAATAAGTATCTGGAGGAACTGCTTGAAGACAGAGGAATTAACACAGAAAAAACTTGGAAAGATATTGCTGCTGCTGAAGGGTCTGTTAAAGACTTGGAAGGACTCACAGAAGAAGAAAAGGAGGTATTTAAAACAGCGATTGAACTTGACCAGCGTTGGGTCATCGAACACGCCTATCAAAGACAGAAGTACGTCTGCCAAGCGCAGTCAGTAAACCTATTCTTTGAGCCACCCCCGGCCACTGCACCACAGGAGGTACACGATGAATATTTGGAATATGTTAATCATGTGCATTGGACAGGAGCTAACAAACTCAAATCTATGTATTACTTGCGAACTACAGCGGCTAGAAATACAGAGAATGTTAACATCAAGATACCAAGAATTAACCTCGAAGATGGGGAGTGTCTAAGCTGTGAAGGATGATGCTGATGAAAAGTTCAATAACTTTTGTCTACAACAGTGGACAGAGTATGTGGAAAGAAAAAAAGAAAACCAAGAAGAACCCATGAGTTACAAAGTGTATCTTAAAAGATACAGAAACTCATTCAAGAGATTTTATGGAGTACGGGACAGTGCTAGACCAGAAGATTAAAGCCTTAGAGTTAATATATAGG